CGAGACTCGGAACAAGAAGTCCCGAGTCTCGGTTTTTTCTCTCACACTGAACTCGTCAGATGCTTCGAATGGGGTACGCCCAACTGTTCCGGAAAGGTTGATGGTCACGGCATCTCTGATATACAGAATTGGAATCGTCCGCTGTAAATGGCGAAACTCTTCCAGATGCTCAATTCCATCCTCCAATATGTCGGTCATTGGGGTGCCCTATCCTACGCCGACGGTCCGTTGGCGAGCCTCACGATGACTTTTGCATCTCCGTTCGCAGCCACCGCTTCAGCGTAGCCCATGAACTTGTTGGCTCCAGTGTCGGTGATATCGGTAGCCTGATTCACTGACGAATCCCAATAGACAATCTGCCCTGCAGTGAACGAGATGGCAGCGCCATCGTCCTTGTCTACATCGAAGATGCCTTTGACGGCCAGGTTGCCCAGGACGCCGTCAGCGATAGGCACGCGAGCAACTGCGACCATGTCGCCCACAACAATAACTTCGCCAGCGGCAACTGCTGCCCCGCTTGGCGTGTGTTGGATGACATCGCCATCCCTCAAGAAACGTGCTTCAAAAGCCATTTCATCAACTCCCAAATATCTGTTCAGCGTATGGACCGGGGGGAACATCCCCCCCGCTATCCATTTACGCTATTCGTTTACGCCGAGCCCTTCATCTTCACGCCGCCGCGGAACTCTTGGAGTTGCACGCCGAAGTCGAAGACTCCACGGGATTCGATGCCGAGCTTATTGAACGCTGCGCGGGCAGTCTCAATCGTCGGACGTCGAACGCCGTCAAGGTAGGCAATCTCAATCGTTGGAATGTCCTGCGGATTAGCAAGCAAGTAGTAAGCGAGCACGCTGTTCCCAGGGATCTGTGCATTCCCAAGGTAGGACGAGCGCACAACCTTGTACTTCCCTGCGTGTGGGTTGTTCTGACCTTCCGTCGCTGCTCCAACCGTTGTGGACGTAGCCGCGTTGATGATCGTGCTGTTGAACAGGTTGTTTCCTGTGACGGAAAGCGCGTTCGGAACCAGCAGGATTTGCGGAGTAATCGAAACGGGTTTTCCATGTTCGTCGGTCTGATCATTGAACAGAATTTCTGCCTTGGTCAGCCCGCCGATTCCCAGAACGGTGTCGGCTCCTGCTTCATAGTTGTTGTTCCCTGCAGCGAAGAATGCAGCGTTATTCATGAAGCGAGTCCAGAACACCGTATTCAACTTCAGAGCGCCGCCGCGTCCAATCTTCTTGGGCAGTGCGGTGAATGCTCCAAGGTCATCGTTGATGATGTCCTTGCGGGTGATGCCGATCATCTTCCCGTAAGTTTTTGCCTGGTTGGTGTAGGCAGTCTCTCCGAGCTCGCCGTGTTCCAACTCGCCATCGGGTCCAACCTCTTCGTATTCCATGTCATCGGTCATCCGATAGCTGGTATACGCCTTGAAGTCCTTCACGTTTCGCACGGAAGAGATTTCCACAAATGCTTGCTCGATACTTTCGAACCCAGCAACCATGAACTTATTTCCGATGTTCGAGAGGATTCCCGAAAGGTCAGTGGTGGAAAATGCAGCCTGTAGCATTTCGTGGATGTTCGAAGCCTGGAAGCGACGATCAGAATACCCGTTGCGGCCAGCGGCCAGCATCAGGAGTTCCTGTGGACCGATGTTCCGATACCGGCGCTCATCGGCAGCGTTCAGCGTCTTCTCATCGAACTTCTTATCCAAGTCAACCAGGTTGTGGTCGATGCAGATTGCTGCTTCAATCACGTTCGCATTGAACTTCTCCGCTTTCACGATCATCGCTGGGGCTTGCCCTCGGCCTGCTCGCAGCGTAATCAGCTCCACACTATCGACGGTATGCCCGTCCTTGACTGCGGTTGCCTTCAGTTCTTTGAACTCTTCGTGGTCGCCGCACAGAGCTTCGATCGCATTGACCCGCTGAATCTCTTCGCGGTACGCTTCGATCGAAATCGGAGCGGCCGGAGCGGCTGGTTCTGTAGACGCTTGAACGGGTGGCGCTACTGGGGTTGGTGCTGGGGTCGGTGCAGCAGACGGTGCTGGTACGGCCTGTTCCACGTCAAACTTTGCTTGCAGAGCAGTACGCTGCTCTTCAGACAGCTTGTCATAATCAAGCTGCATGGCCTTCAGCCACTCTTTGAACTCATCCATGTTCTCACTCTCCAAAATAGAACCATCATTATTCGCTGAAGCTGCGACCATCGCTGACGTTGTATCGTCTGCTCCGAGCGCAACAAAACTAACTTCTCCAAGGTCGGTCTGACGAGCCACATAAATCGGCCCCACAAACTGCTGGCCATTGACTTTGACCTTCACTCCCTTTTCTACCCACTCCATCCGGCGCGGCCACGCACCGATGCTGGACTGCCATGGGAATTCGTTCAGGCTGGATGTCACGACCTCTTCCGCGTCTGCCCCAGTGCCTGAGATAATGCCCTCAACCGTAAGGGTCGAAAGGTCTTTGGTGATTTTCGTTGAATGCCCAACGACCTTCTGCTGGGAATGATCCCGAAGGATTGGGCGGGACTTCTTGGTGATCTTCATGCCGCGGAGTTCCACGACCGTTGGACCCCACCAGCCGAGATTCATCACACCGCCGTTGTATGCGTTCATCGTAAATGTTGGAAGCTTGCCTTCCTCACCCTCTACGACCTGTGCACGCATAAACTCAACTTCACAACCTGCGTTGATTTGCGGTTGCTCGCCAAGTCGGGGAATGTCCGTCTTGTTGAAAACGGATTGAAGCATGATTCTCTGGTGAGTCGTCAAGCTCGCTTCAATTATTCCCTGCTTTTTCAGCCATTCTTTGAAGGTCATTCTTCGGGATCCTCAATTTCAACAATGATTTCTGCCTCTGTCCCCAGTGGCGCAATACCCAGTTCGCGCTGAAGTTCAAGCTCCCGCCCGCGTTGCCTCAATTGCTCCTCCCAGTCCATCCCCTGTTTTGCGTATTCCGCTGCAAGGGTGGTGGTATTGCTTTCCAGCTTCTTCTGCTGTGCGGTCGCTTCCTTCTGCGGATCGACGTGGGACATACCGTCCCAGAACCACTGATGTGGGGTTCCGGAGTTCATAAGCTTGAAGTCTTCTGGAATGTAGTTCGGTATCAGTAAGGCTTCATACAGCCAGTCTTCAAACAACTCATCCAGTATGACGTCAACCATTCTGGAGCGGTGGATATCGAGCTCTTTGAAATACACCTGGTGGTCAAGTCGGCCGGATGCGTAGTTGTATCCTGACGAGTTCCCAGCAGCGATATTGAACGGGATGTTCAAACAGCGTGCGATTTCGTTGAGTTGCTTGTTCACGAATTCAACGTATGAGGTTGTGGGCTGCTCTGCCTTGAACTGGCCCATTTCCCAGCCTTCTGGCATGGTCGTAATCATGTTCGGTTCGATCTCGAACACTTCCATGGCATCGACTTCAGCAGCCTCGCCGTTCGCCGGCATCTTGGATTGGATCACAGCAGCGAAGTTCGCAGCGGTTTCAGCGGCCTCAATCACAGCCTTACTGTACCGGCGAAGTTTGGCGAATTGCTCCAGGGCTGGGGTCAGCCAAGGGATTCCACGGCTTTGGCCTGGTCGATCCACTCTGAACAGGTGCATCATCTGGTTGGCTGGGATCATGTCGGAGTCAAATCCGCCCATATTGAACAGCGAACCGGGGTGATCCTTTAGGAGATGGTAGAACGTTGGATTTCGGTATTCGTCGTAGTCAATCCCGTCAACCTCTACGGTCAGCGTCTTCGCCGTGTACGGGCTTGAAATCTGGTCCGCCTCAACCAGCGAGAGGTCAAGCTTCACCCTGCTTTTAAGTTTTGGATTGGTGAACTTCTTGGCGAAGGACTCACCGTCTTCGATTTCGGCATAAACCACCGTTCGAAGCTTCTCAGCCAGTCCAACGGCCTTTGACCACTTGCGGTATTCCAGTTCAATGAACCGAAGAGATTCCTTGGATACCAGGTTCCCCTGGTCCAGCAACTGCAGCCGCGGCCCGGTCCCTACGATGTCATTCGAAATGGTGAGTTGGATCCCCTTGGCATACGAGCTGTTTGCGATTTCGTACCGCGTTCGCTCCCGCAGGGTCT